CGAAGCTGGAAGTCAATCAAGTCCTCTCCCTCGAAGCCCTTGGCGTAGAGGTGAAGGATTGCAAGCTTGTTCAACTCGGAAATGATGATCTTCTGGTAGATTTGGATCGTCCTGGAGAACCTAATGTCCTCTTGGGCCAAGGTTGCCTTGGAAGAGAGCATCTCGTCATAACCAAGATAGGCTTTTGGAACACCCAAGGCAGCAAAGAGCTGGGATTGGATGATTTCAATGTCTTCCGTGGCTGTTTGGTGCGTTCCGCCTGTAAGGGTATCAATCCTTGTTCCAGAGTTGGCTCCACGAACAGGGACGATGTAGTCCTCAAGAACGTCTGTTGGGTTGAACCTCTCATCAAGACGGCCTGTTTCCTTGTCCACTGCCGTCTGTCCCCTGATGGTGGACATGATGGTGTTCATGTAGTTTGGAATGTCATTTGGGGCAACAGTTCCAACGTCAACGTAGAACACCCTGCGCTCTGGAGAGCGAACAAGGCGGTAAACCAACATTGCGTCGAGCATCATCACGTACTGACGCCAAATCCTACGAGCTGACTCCAGGACAGAGGTTCCATAGGGAGCGAACTGATCGTTTCCAAGGATACGGAAGTGGGTAACCTGCCAGTTCTCCAGCACCTTCTGTCCATTCTTGTGCCAACGGAAGCGGACAGCGTAAGGGTCATTTGCATCATACCCCTCGTCTCGTTCCACTTCATTGACATTCAAGGCCATGACGTTGACAACACCGATACCTGGGGCCACCTCGTTGTAGAGGAACAGGTCACCGTACTTCAAGAGGTTCCTGATCCAAACCCTCAAGTTGAAGTCCACGTTCAGGATGTCGTAGAAGAGCTCAGAAAGAGCTTCCTTGATATCCGGGTTGTCGGAGTAGATGTGGAAGTTCTTTCCATTCTCGTCCCCAGAGCAAGCTTCGTCAGCCTGAACATCCAAGGCTTTCGACATGACAGGGGTGTACTCCATCTCCGCATACTCCATGTAGCGGGTCATTCGGGCCATAATGTCCGAGCCGCCAAGCATTGAGAAGGGGGAGTTGTGGGAAGTTCCCTTGCGGAAAGGGATCATTCCATTCCCTGAACCTGACCTTGCAGCCAAAACTGCTTGTTTGTCGTAGTAGCCAGAGTCGTCGTAGCCACGAATCTTGCGACGGACAGATGGTCCAGAACGAAAAAGCCTTGTCAGGCGATTGAAAAAGGAATCATCACGCGGTGCAGCCATGTTATTTCTCTATATTCCCGGCCACAACACGAGTTGTCTGGAAGTATGCCAATTTCTGGACTATCCTATAGATGAGCGGCCATTGTGGGAATCCCAGGATGGTCCTAAATAGAGTCGCAGAAAGTGCGACCGTTAAGTGCCAATGGAAACCATCCCGCCCTTTTTGAAAGAACGCATCAATGAGGTGATTGGGTATATCGGGGATACAACAGCCGATTACCTGATCATCAAGCGCCAATTGATTAACAACTTTCCCACCCCGTCTCGGGCACTATTCTCAGCGAGACACCCCTGTACAAAGAAGCACACCTTGAACGACTTCGACAGAGCGGTGATGGAATACTGGGAGCAAGAGACGGGGGTGAGGCTGGAACTAGATCCAGCAAAGCTACATGACCCTGGGTGGGAACAAAGGAAAAAGGGGTGGGCGCTGGTCCTACTTAACGAGCAGAGACGAAAGCGCCCCAATGAAGCAAGATTCAAGAAACAAGCAAGTACGGGAGCTTGTGGAAGCCCTCCTTGAAGCCGAAGGAGAGAACGACCTCTACAACACGTTCATTCAGCCATTTGTTGACGTTGGTATCACAGCCGCCTACGGGATTGAGAAGCTTTCAACCCAGGTGCAAACGGTTGTCAAGGGTTTCCTCTATGGACTCCCAACCCTATTTGTCCCGTTCTTGGAATTTGACTATGAGTCCTTCCGGGAAGACGAAAAGAAGAAGGTCGACGACCTCAAGAAGAAGTACGGGAAGACTCTCCAGGCCAACCTGGATGCCATCACGTCCAATGATGCCTTTGGTCTAGCCTTCCTTCTTGCTCCAAGCACCATCCTCGCTGCTCAGTTGGCAGCAAAGGTCCCTGCCGCAGCTCTCAAGATTCTCGGAATCTTCCTGGGAGACTCTGCAATCTTTGGAGATGTCCAAAAGGCTATCTCCGGTGTTGCCAATGTAGGGTTCCATGACCCAGGTGGGCACAGTGCAGGAGCTTGGGCAACCCAGGGTGGTGGGTATGCTGACGACGGCTGGGTTACAGAAGCCAAGGAAGCTGGAGACAGCTCTGAGATTCTCAAGATCCTCAAGGACAAAAAGGTCCAAGCCGCATTCCAGAAAAGCCCTCTGGCTCGACAGATGCGCCAAGATGGGGTGAATGTCATTGTTGACCACGTCAAGCGATTCATGAGCGCCAAGTCCTATGACGAACTCCGAAGGCTGGCAAGGAACGATCAAGGGTTTGCACAGATCGGTCAAGCTCTGAAGCAGTTGAACCAAAGCGGACAGGTACCTCCCCAGGACAATCCTACTGTTGCCCAAGCTATGGTGCCAAAGCTCAAGGAGACATACAGGGACTTCTGGGTTAAGAAGATGCAAGAGCTTGCCTCCCAATACCCTGAAGCCCAGGCCGAGCTCCAAGGGGGGATCAAGACCCTCCTTTCTATGAAATAGAAGATCCCCTTCTTCTCTCTTCTTGGTAATCCTCCACTGTCCGTTTTCGAGGGGTGTAGGGCTATTTTTTTCCTTCGTGGTATACAGCTCCACGTCTGTCCGTTAGATTGGGCGTCGAGGTACAACATGGTACGAAGAGCAGAAGACGAAGGTATGGGCGCAGACACAATGCCGAGCAGCATCACGGACCTGGAGCCAATCATCCAGGAGTTCGTGGAGAAGATGAAGCGCATCAAGAACGAGCAGGAGCTCCTGAAGCAGGACGAGAAGGACCTGATGGAGGAGTACAAGGACAAGCTCGACATGAAGGCCCTGAAGGCTGCTATGCGTGTCGTTGCGGTCAAGGAAAAGGTTGACCACAAGGACACCTTCGACACGATGGTCGAAGTCCTGGAACGGATTGACGGATGAAGAACATCCGAATCGTTAGGTTGGTCTACCTCGATTGTCGGGGTCTTGCGCAAGGGGATATTTCCTCGTACGTTGAGGGCGTCCGGGAAACTTTTGGCATGGGTAGTGAGTGTCAAGAAGATCAGGCGTTTGAAGTCATTTTCATCCCTGTGCGCTCTGAAACGAGAATCGAGCATGTGGTCCTTGACCTTGAACAAGTGAAGATTGCGAAGGTCATGGAGTATATCGACGTGGAAGAGTTGCGTCGGCAGTATCCCGGCGTATGACGAGTTAGCCGTTATTGGCTAAACAGATTGCTTTCCTTGTGAGAGAAGAATGGATCGTGGAGCGTCCGTTTTTCCCGGACTCCAAGTGAGAGCACAATGGCACAAGAGAAGTACGAAGTTCCAGAGATTTGCTACGACGAGCCGTTGCCAGGGCAACCGGCCAACCAGTTCCCTTTCATCCTCTTGAAGGCGGGCAAGAAGATGCCTCCCGTACTCTTCATTGAAGAACGACGGGAAACAGGCGAGGTTGAACCAGGACCAAACGGGGAATCCATCGAGATTGTGGACTCCCTGATGCACAAGTTTGTGGACATGGAAATTCTCAAAGAGAAACTTCCTCCGCACTTGAACAACATGGTCCGCACTGCCCTTGGAATGAAGCCTCTCGAAGAAGCTACAGTTTCCGGCCAAGCCATTTTGGACAAAGTCATGGCAGCGGTAGAAAAGAACAAGACGAAGAAAGGCCCTAAGCAATGAGAATGCACGTTTCGGTTGTAAACAAGCTCATGTACCTGTTTCAGAACTACGGTGGACATGAGAGGGATACCAAGCTCCGCAAAATGCTTGAAGAAGTTGACCTCATGCCGTACGAGAGACAGTCGGGTTCACAGGAAGTGATCTTGGTCCTCACAGAGGATTACATGAAGCAACTTGCTGGAACTGGACGCTGAAAGCGGTGAACCACAATGGCTGGCAAACGATTTCCGATCGGTAAGATCCTGTATATCCTCTCCAACAAGTCGCAGAAGATCATCCCGGCCATTGTCGTTGAAGAGAATCACAAGAAGGTCCGCAGGAGCGACGGGACACTCCACGAGGTGATGAACTACAAGGTCACCTTCGGTCCCAACGAAACTCAACGTGTGACAGTCGACCTTAACCGCGTAAACGGTGAGGTTTACGAGTCCCTTGATGAGATTCAGAAGCTCCTTCGTGGGCGACTTGAGAGCTTCCTTGCGGAGATGATGTCCGAGGCAAAGAAGCAGGTTGAACAGTGGTATGGAGTGACTCCAGAGAACGACATTGTTCAGGAGTCAAGCTCCATTGAGGGTGAGGGTGGGAAACTCGACCCCGAAGCTCTCCTTGACGGAAGGGTTGAGCCAAACGAACCAGTTCAATCTGGCCCACACCCACTGCAAATCCAAAATGGGCAGCAACAGACGCAGCTCGTACAACCGCCTCTCCGGGACCACATTCGAAGGATGGTGACCCCTGACGAGGAAGTTCCCGTAGTGGGGGAGAGTCGACGGAAGATCAAACTGGAAACCGGCGAAGAAGTGTACGTGGATTGGTAATGAGAACAATTCGGGAGACTAATCAGTGAACAAGGCAACACAGCAAGCACTTTTGGCAGCAACCCAGGGTATTCACCAAAGAGTGGTCTTTGGTGATGAAGCAAGAAAGCAGCTCTTTGAAGGGGCAAGCATTCTTGCAAAGGCAGTTGCCTCGACCATGGGTCCTTCTGGTCACAACGTGACGATTGACGCTACCATTGGAGCTCCGTTGATCACAAAGGACGGGGTTACGGTAGCTCGGTCAATCAACTTGAAGGACAGGCTTCAGTCAATGGGAGCTGAGTTGATCAAGGAGGTTGCTTCAAAGACCAACGACATTGCAGGAGACGGTACAACAACTGCAACGGTTCTGGCTCATGCGATGTTCAAGGAGGGAATCAAGATGATTTCCTCTGGCAGGGACTCTGTCCAGGTCAAGCGTGGCATGGATTTGGCAACAGAAGAGGTTCTGAAGGCTCTCAAGCAGCTTGCAACGCCTGTACGGTCAAAGACCGATATTGTCAACGTTGGTACCATCTCGGCCAATGGAGACACCAACATCGGCGAACTCCTGGCCGAAGCTATCGAGAAGGTTGGAGAAGACGGAATCATCACAGTCGAACCTGGAAAGTCCACTTCTACGATCCTTGAGGTTGTGGAAGGCTTGCAGTTCGACGGTGGATACCTTTCCCCTTACTTCGTGACGAACTCCGAGAAGAATACGGTTGAGCTAGAGAATCCGTTGATTCTTGCAACGAACCGAAAGATTTCCTCCTTGGATGAGCTCTTTCCGATTCTGGAAAAGATCGCCAATGCAGATAGGTCGCTCTTGATCATCGCAGACGATGTTGAGGGGCCTGCGCTTCAGACCTTGATTGTGAACAGATTGAAGGGAAACCTGATGTGCTGCGCTGTCAAGGCACCATCCTACGGTGACAACCGCACGGATATCCTCGGCGACATTGCCTGTGTTGTCGGTGGAACCGTACTCGATGCTTCGAGCCCTCTTCAGTTGAAGAACTTGGAGTTGGAGCACCTTGGTTTGGCAGCAAAGGTCGTGGTTACCAGGACTTCCACCACAATTGTTGGCTCGCCTGATCCCGAGTTGAAGGAGAAGGTTGAGGAGCGCGTGAGGACCCTACGAGCCGCTCTGGCACAGGATGGAACCTTGGATGACCTGCGCATTGATCGCTACCGTAAGCGGCTTGCAAAGCTTGCTGGTGGCGTGGCTGTGGTCAAGGTTGGAGGATCTACGGAGACGGAGATTCTGGAACGCAAGGACCGTGTTGAGGACGCTCACAATGCCACGATTGCTGCTGTCAAGGAAGGGATTGTTCCTGGTGGTGGCTGTGCTCTCTTCTACGCAGCGAAGATTGCTGAGAAGGAACTCAAGAAGGTCCACGAGCAACGGGGCGATGTTGGTGCTGGCATTGACGTTATCCTGAATGCTTGCCGTTCTCCGCTGTTCACCATCGTCTCGAACACCGGCAAGTCGCCGGAAGTTGTGGCAAACCAACTTGAGACAGCAATGAACACGTACAATGCAGAGGTTGTTGTCCCAGGCGGTGAACTTTCTGACTTCCAGAATGACTTCTTCCCAGGACTGGGAAAGCTTCACTTTGGATACAACGCAGCTACCTGCAAGTTCCAGGATTTGGTTGCTGGCGGGATCATTGACCCCGTAAAAGTGACGAGATGTGCACTTGAACATGCCTCTTCGGTTGTCGGGCTGATGCTCACATGCGATAGTGTGATTCTCAACGAAAAGGAAGCCCCAATGAGTGGGGACGAAGAATAGTAGGAGAAAAACATGGATCAAGAAGAGCAGAAGCAAAACCTCGTCCAAGAAATCGCCCAAGTCATCGAGACGCAGACGGGAGTTCAACTCTCGCCTGATTTCATCGAGGAGTTGCTGGGAGATATTCAGCGTGAGCAGCTCAAGGCGCTTGTTTATCAAGCATTCCTGGCTATCCAGAAGAGCCGAGCTACTCCATCCCTGGCAGACGTTGCCCCAACATCGGAGATTGGCTGATGGCAATTGGAGACAGGGTCAAGGTGGGGGATGGCTCCACCTGGGATGACAGCGTTACTGTCATGGTTTACCAACCAAACGTTCGCCCTGACGGGTATTACGTCATGGAGAGCAATGGTGGAGTCCAGCTCACCCGTATTGGTGGAGTCAAGGGTGGCACTCTTGGTACCGTAGCTGGACCAACAATCCAAGCAAACCGACTTCAGTTGGTTGGAGAAGAGAAGACTCCGACTATGGGTGGTGCTGACCTTGTGCACTTGCTCCCAGTTCGGTTTGATTACTACGAGAAAGTGGCCTACATCCCAACAAGGTGCCTTCGGGTAGTTGGTGGTGGTCACGGCATGGATATGCCGCACTGAGACTCAAGCAGAGAGTCTCTGACTGAGAAGGTAGATGTGACTCTCGTGCAAGTCGAGAATGCCCTCTACCATGTTTTCCAAGCCGGGTGTGCGTAGATTAGCCATGCGCATGGTTTGATCCGCACCTTTTCGAGCTTCTGCCAGCCTTGTGAGCATCAAGTTGCCCATTTCAATGAAAATGGCTTCTGCAAGAAGTGAGACCTCGGTCGGAGACTTGCTCTTGTCGCTGACAACTTTCAAAAAGGTTGTCATGTGGTGCATCTGAGCAAAGTAGTTTGTCAGCTTGATTCCGCCCAGGCCAACCAGCTTCTCAGCGACTTGGTCAATCTCCGGTGCAATTCCCTCGTAGAGGCGCTGGAAGAGAAGGTGGTCACTGTAGAAGGTTTTCCCTTGGGACTGCCAGTGGTGGCTCTGGTGGATCATGTAGAGCGCTCGAAGGGCTCCAAGGAAGACAGCAAGGTCAACGTACTCCTCACCCTGTCCGTCAAAGATGGGAACCTCAGCAGCAAACAGTTTTGCTGCTGTACTCTCAGCATGAATGGCAATGTCAGGGGAAACGGTCTCGGCTAGGTACTTGGTTTTCATACGCCTAAATAGGTTTCGAAGCTATTTAGCCTGTAGGAAGACTGAAATGACATTTCAACCACCAGCTTCAGGACTAAACAACGTTGCCGAGTACATGGCGTCTCCACTTCCGTGGGTTTCGTCCTCTGTTATTGCCTCTGGTTCGGTTTGGAGAATTGACTTCCCGAAGGTTACCAGCGAGATTCATGTGCACAATGCCACCCCAGGTGCTTCATCTGTGGGAGTGGCATTTACGATGAGCGGGGCTCTTGGCACCAATAGGTTCTTGGTCGGAACCAACCAAACCGCTGGAAGCTCTTACGTCGGAGAAACCTTCTCGTTCCGTGCAAGGGTCAAGACACTTTACATTGTCGGACTTACAGGAAGCTCGACCGTGTCTGTCTACGCTGGAATGACTATGGTCAACCCAAGAACATTCCCAATTCTGACAGGGTCCGCCCCTGTGGTCTCCAGCACACAAGAAGATCCGTACTACTCGTACGACGGCTTGGGCTGATCACTCCTTTGCAAGAAAGTTCCCAAAGGTCTCAATGACCTTGCGATGGGAAAGAACGTGGGCCACAACCTTCTTGTTGTGGTAGTGACCCACATTAGCCTTTGCCAGCTCCCAAAAGACATCCGTCCATTTCTCGTAGGCGTCCAGGAGTTCAGGAATCGTCACGGGTTTACCTTGACTCTTCAGGTACTCCGTGAAGGACTGGAAGTTGACGTGGTAGACGTTGTCACCTTCCTGGGGCGGGGTGGGAGTCTCCAGCTCCTTGATGAGGACAGCGTCGCCCTCCTCAATGGTGTTGCTGATGGACTTCACCCGCATCATGATTGTTTCCACGACACTCCTGGGATACTTCTGGAGCGAATCAACCAGTTTCATTCTTTTTCCTTTTTGAGCAAGGTCTCCAAGACCTTCTGTTCACGAGCACCAACGTCACGAATAACGGTGGCGTAGAGCTCAAAGTCTCCGTACTCCTCATAACGCTTCTCTCCCTTGAGTCCATTGGGAAAGAGCACGTCCGGGAAGTCATAGTTGGGGTAGCTGAAGTTCTTCTGAGTCTTGTAGTCGTACTTGATGACACGACCGTTTGCAGCCTGCTTGGGATTACCAACCTGGACAGGTGCCAGCTCCACAACCATCCACTTCCCGCCGATCAAACGGAATTGACGGTACTTCTCATAAGGAAGAACCTTGACTTCCTTGGCAAGCCGAGCCTTATTGCTCAAACGTGGCTGACGGCAGAGGAGCTTCGTCTCAGGATGGACGTAGTAGCTGTGCATGGAGTAGGGAGCGGGAAGATCAAGGGCGTGAATCCCACGACGCCAAGAATGATCCGTAGCGTAAACATGGCCATCCTCGCCCATGTAGGTCTTCTCGTTCACCGTCCAATTGAGGTGCTGGACAACGTGCAACTGCACCGCGCTATCCATCCTCAAGTGTTCTCTGACCTCCGAGTAAACCTCATCCCAGGGGCGTCCAACGCTCTTCTCCAAGAAACGGAAGAGCGGGGCCAAGTTCTCGTTCAACGACCTATGACCGTCATAGCGGCTCTTGATCGGCTCGAAGGTCTTGAGAGTGTTGTCTGTGGTATAGGCAACACCATCCTCATCTTCCTCATACCCCTCGTGCATGATTCGTTGCATCTCAGCACGGGCCACAGCAGCTCGGGTTGGCGTTTGTACGGGAGTGCGGCCCGATGCACGGGGCCGTTCCACAATCACCTTGAACATGTCTTTTCGCATGACTTTTCCTTTTCTATCTCCAGCGAGATATGTTCGGGTGGGGATGGACGTTCATTTGGCTCTCTTGCATGTAGATAGGCTAATACTGCTCCTTGATCACGTCAAGGACTTCATTCAATTCTGTTTCTGCTCTTTTCAGCTCATCAAGCAGAACAAGCCATTGGTCCTTCGGGCCTCGTTGTTCCCAGGCTGTCTTGGCTTTCTTCTCTTCCTTGAGCTTCCTGCTCAGGAGTTCCAGTAGGAGTTGCTCTCGTGTCATGAGTCTTCTTCTGCTTTCTTCCTTTTGACTTCTTGCCCGCCTCTGTTGGCTGCAATGAGTGGCAGGTGGGGCAAAGGTGTCTCAGGTTCTCTGGACGGTTGTCTCGATTGTTTCCGTTGATGTGGTCAATTTGGAGGGGAATCTTCTTCTCTTCTCCGAAACTGAAAATGGACTTGCCACCACACCCAACACAGTAATCAGTCAACACGCCCATTGCAACCAGGGTCAGTCTGTGGCCCCTGAGATTGTCGAGAGGGGAGTTCTCCACCAAGATGTGATCGAGAAGCCTCTGGCGTCTATTGGAGCGTTTCCCAATGGGTGGGGTACTCCTGGAGGGCTCTGCACTATGAGAGAAGACAAAGTGGGTGGTGTCCAACCCAAGGTCAGCTATCTTCCTTGCAACCCGCTTCGTTGATTCACCACCTCGGCAGTTCAATCCGAGTGCCTGGGCGACCTTACGAAGACTACGGGAGTTCTTTACCGCTTCAATCAACTCTTCGTCAGAAGATTGGATGTGTTCTCTACCTCTTTGGAAGCTTAGTGGAAGAACAGTCATACGTTTATGTAGCGTTCCACGGCGAAGTCGTCCAGCACTAGGCCGAGGACTCCACCCGTGGAGTTCTTAAACTCCACCAGAATCCCCCTTGGAGTCTTCGCAATGAACCTACCAACCAACCCACGCTCAGCAATCAAGTGCCCAGGTTCCTCGTAGTAGATGCCACCATAAGGTGTCCCATCCATACGCTGGTAGACGTTCCTGATCAACTTCACGAGACTTCCACGACTCATCCCATTCCAGTGATATTTCAATTGCATGGAACGTAGTCTGCAAGAAAAGTCAACTGTTGTAGTGGAGCCAGTCGGGTTCGAACCGACGACCTCGACAATGCCATTGTCGCGCTCTCCCAACTGAGCTATGGCCCCAGGCTAAGGTAACTATTGCTACCTTGGCTTGCCGCCCAAACAAATCACGTTAGCTTCAGGTTCACATCGAAGGCTCGATCTCTTCGACTCGCGATGGTATCTTGTTCGAGAGCAAAATACCCACTTAGGCCAATGTTTTACCAAACCAGCGGCTTTGGTTCGAATCTTGGATCACCACTCAGCACCGTAATAGCAATGAGTGCCATCCTATGAAGATTCTCCACTGAGTAAGGGACACAGATCAAGTGTCTCTTGTTGTCGCAGTAGAAGGTTAGGGTGCTGTTATCTTCTGACATTGCTGCTAACTGCTTTACAGAACTCGATCACATCTTCGTCAGAATAGACGTGTTTCGCCATATTTGCAATATGTGAGATAAAGCGAACGTTGCCTTTTGCATAAGGCTCCTTCGGACGAATTCTGTCCAAACTGGCAGTATCTTTTGTCATTTTGTGAGAGTTCCATGCTGTCAGAGTTGGCGGCAACACCATACCCCAACCGGTTAGTGGACAGACTCCTTTTTGTATCTCCCAAAGCTCCTTCAGATACTCCAAAGTCAAATCTGTTTCTGGAAATCCATGATGCTTATGTCGTGCTCGGACGCACTTCAGGTGAAAACGAAAAGGGGAAAATTCGTCGCTGAGACTGCCAGGAATGAGGTGCGTATAACTACCGACCTTTTCACCTCTGCTCCGTCGAGCCTTGTTACTAGCACTAGTCGAGCAAGAACGAGAGCAGTAAGACTTCAATCCTCGTTTCAGACACCTGTTTTGCTCACCAACTGATTTTTGGTAATCCAATCCGCACGAGGCACACTTCAAAGTAATCATTGTCATGATTCAATGATGAATGGACTCGTGCGGATTGGGTGATGGAATTGGACGCGTTGAGAGTCGAACTCAAGTCCGCGAATACCGCTGAATCAACTATCCTACGTGACCTTCCTTGCTATTGTACTCCTTCCAAACGCCAACAAGGGGGCCTTTGGGGGAGGTTCTTGTAGTATCTCGGCTCTCCCTACCACAAGCATCTCGGGGAACCTTGTTCGATTGAATCACTGCTTTGAACGCCCGAACAGAGCTCTCAGGCAGTGTCTCGTGCAATTAAGCAGCGAGA